TTAGTGTTTGGTCGGTCGTCCAATCGTCCATGCGTGAGTGTATAAGTTGACACGGTTGACATAGTCAACTACATTCCGGTGGATGAAGATGAAGAAACTAGATACATGGCTTAAGCGGGAAGAAATCTCTTCCGTTGAGCTTGCCCGGTATCTCGGACTTACGCGCTACACTATTTCAAAATGGCGTGAGCGCAAGACGCTACCTATTCGATTAGTCCCCATTCTTGAAGAGCTGATCTTGTCTGATCGACGGACCTTACAACGGCACCTTGCCCGCCAAGCGCCCGAACTTTTTTAATAAAAGCTAGCTGCTCGTCTGTGGCCTGGGCCTTATCTTTAATCTCAAGAGCGATAAACTGCCCGCCCTTTACCACGCCAAGCACATCACTTGTGCCGTTGATTGCGAATGGAGATGCGTGCTTTCTAAAGCGCGTTCCGTCGTGGAACCCGCCGCTCGTGTTCTTCCAAAAGAAACCAATGCCGAGACTAGAAAGGTATGTCAGAATCTCGTGCTCTACTAAGTACTCCCTGGACTTTTTCAAAGCCATTGTCATCCTTTGCTATAACAGACTCCGGCACGTCAAAGACCAACGTCTCACAGTTATCATAGCACTCCTGCCATGATTCAAATCTAAACGGGATCATGCTTTGAATTAATTGCTGCCCCATCTTCCATGAGTAGGGATGGCTAGAGATGTAGCTTTTGATTGGCACGAGTCGCCCCTTAACGGAGAAGCTTAGAAGTATGCACTTGTTGCCTGACTTCGCCAGGTACTGGGCGGCACTCACTGCGACACATTCTAAAATCTCCGGCCTTCGATCAGCTAGAAGATCCACAAGCGATGCCTCACGCGTGAGGTTCTTAAGCGGGTCGCGCTCAACGGTGATGACGTGGTTACAGTCGCCGCATGTGTTGCCCTCGTGAATGTAGCTTAGACACTTCGGACAAACTCGGGTCGATATAACCATGCGTTCCTTGTCGGCCTTAAGTCGAAACGCCTTAGTGATCGGGTCGTGAACGGGACCGCAATGCTTAACGACCTCGCCATAATCTAAAATTAAAGCGTCCCTTTTTCCAGGTGCAGGGCGAAGGGACCTCCCGATAGTTTGAACGTAAAGGGTGGGCGATCTCGTCGGCCTCATCAAGGCCACCGCATCAATCGCGGGGAAGTCGTAGCCTTCACTGAGCATCATAACGCTAACCATGTGGCGCACTTCTCCGCGCTCAAACGTCTCTAGCGCGTAGTCATTATGAGGGTTCTTTGAATGGACAAGCGCCGCCGTGCTACCGATAGCCTTAGCGACTCGTTCAGCGTGTTCGATGGTCGCGCACATCCACACGATTTTCTTGCGACCTTCTAGCCTTGGCAACGCGTCGGCTACCTGGGCGCGGATCTTCTCCGAATCGTCGGTGAGCTTGATAACGTCCGACAGTTTAAAGTCGTCGCCTTGAAGCTTAAGCGATGATGTATCGAACCCGTTCGGCATAGCCTTAACAACGGGAGGAACAAGGAACCCGTCGGCGATAAGCTGCTTCAGTCCGCGCTTGTAATGAATCCTAGGGAAGGGCATGTGCTCGCCGAATATCTCAACACCGTCACGCCAGGGGGTGGCGGTAAACCCAACCAGCTTAACGCCGGGGTGCCGCTCAATAAACCTACCGTAGCGCCCATCATTCAGGTTATGCGCTTCATCGCACACGATAAAGCGAAGTCCGGGAATGGTGAGGGTGTCCGCCGAGTGAATCGAAACGACCGTCACGGGGGCGATACGCTTCTCCCCGTATGCGGCTGACCAAATACCTACGTCATCAATCACCTTACGTAACCGATCCGAAGTCTGGCCAACAAGTTTATTCCTGCCGACGAGCACAACAGTCTTCACGTTGGCTCGTCTTATCAGGTCAATGAAGCACTCCGTCTTGCCCGACCCCGTAGCCATTACGCACAACACCCTAGGTCCCGCCGCTAAGGCGTTCCACAGCGTATCAACGCATTGCGACTGGTAGGGGCGGAGGATCATTTATTTATATTCTTCTTGCTCTATGAAATCGACCAGCTGCTCAGCCATTAGCACCGAGTGCTTTGCCAAAACGCTTATATCTTCTAAGGAAATGATTTCGCCCTCTAGACAAAGCTTTTTAATATTGTCGTACCCGTCTTTGTAAAAAACAGCGGCGACACCCACAAGCGCATTAAGCCTTGCGATCTTGTATTCATCCGCCATGATTAAAACGCCTGAACTGCCGGAGCTTTAGCGTACTTCTTAATCTTCACCTTATCGCCAAAGTCGTCTGTGATGGTGGCAAGTGTCAGTTGGCAGCGAAGGCCAAGCAGCTCGTCAACGCCGCCGATTGCCATGTTCTTCGAGCCGCATGCAGTAAGCATACGCTTAAGCTCGCCCAGTCCGATATCGACAGCTTTCTGATTAGGGTTCTTAATTGTGTACATGTTATAGAACGAGCCGCCAGAGGCGAGTTCCCACTTGATATTGATATACTCACCGGTTCCGGCTTTCGTGGTTTTCACTTCCGCGTTATTAACGCTGGCGATGTGAACACCGTCCTCAATACCTGTACTTGATACATTAGTGACGTCAAATAAACTCATTTCTTTTCTCCTCCTAGTTGAATCTTACGGACAACTTCCCCGAGGTCGGCGACCTCTTGGGGTAGTAGTTTCTTGGATCTGTCTTTACAATGAATCATTACATCGCTCGCGCGTGTGATGAGTGAGCGCTTACCCTCGGGATCAACGTGAACTTGAAACACTTCATCAAAGTATTGTGGTAGTTGATTGGCGATAGAGCCCGACACTTTAAAGCTGACATATCTTTTATTATTCTCGTCTTTATCAATCTCAGTGATGACGGACATGAAAACATTATAAGGTAGGTCGCGGAAGTTCTTCACGATGCTGCGCATGATCTTGCCGTACTCGCCCCACATGGGGAAGCTATCCTTCCGGTCAGGGAAGTCCTTGTTGAGCTTCGAGACAAGTAGCTCGCTGATCTCAGTAAGTGAATCTAGGAACACGTTCTTATAGCGCCATGTCGCGCGGCCATCTTCGGCGGGACACCCGGCGTGCAGATATTTAAACACCTCACTAAGGCGAGCAATGCGTGCCGCTGGCTCAGTTAACACTGCGCCCTTGTCGTCACGCGACAAGTCAATGAAGTCGATCTCTTTATCACTGACTGACATCAACCCCGACTCTGCGCTAATGATAAGCGTGCGCTCGTTTAGTGTGCCGGCAAGCGTTGTTTTGCCAGCGCCGCTGGGTCCACCTATCAGGGCTTTAATTTTCTGATGCTCTTGGTCTTTGGTGTTTAAAATCTTCATCGCATTGACGTGTCTACTTAGTCCCTTTATGTTCGTCAACACATGACAAAGAATATTTTCAAGCTGTGGGCACCACGTTATCACGAAGCCGGAATCCCTGTTATCCCTTTAAGAGGAAAGGCCCCGCTGGTTAACGAGTGGCAAGCTTGGAGCGAGAAAGAGCAAACGCTTGATGAGCTAGAGTGGTTAATCGACCACTTCCCCAACGCCAATATAGGAGCAGTGCTCGGGCGCTGGGCCTGTGCGCTCGACGTGGATACGGACAACACCAGCGTACTGCGAGCCGCGCCCTACTCACCCTTCCGACGTCACGGAGCCACGGGCATGGTCGCGCTATTCGCCCCGAACGCAATGCCGAATCAGCCAGGCACAAAATACCCCGTCGAGTTCCTCAACCGGGGCCGTCAGATAGTGCTACCTCCCTCGATCCACCCCGACACCGGTAACCCATACGTATGGAACGGTGAGGAGGATATCGTGATGAACACTGGGCCGCTCCCGACGTTTACCCCTGCCAACATGGAAGCGCTCTATAAAATGTGCCAGCGAGAAGGGGTGCATGCTAAGCCGCGCGGGCAGCTTATCGACGGCGAGACGTCCGTGTGCCTCACAGACAGCGGTCGCAATAACCGCCTCACTAGAATCAGCTACGCCATGGCTTGTGATGATACCGTTGAAGATGAGGCCATTGCTCGGCTCCTAGAGCTAGACGCTAAAGAGCATGACATGCCTTGGTTTTCCGACCCTAGTGAGCCGCACCGTGGTCGCTCTCCTAAGTCAACGGCCAAGCGTATGTACGCGCGCGCTATCAAAGCAGCCGACCGAAGGGGTGAGCGTATCACGGGGCTCGTGACTATATGCACCCAGCCCGCAGCCTTGCCCGTGTTGCCCGGCATCCCTAAGCCGCGCGGTATCATCCGACTATTCCAAGACTACTGTAACGCCACGGCCTTCGGTAATCAGGACGCGCTCGGCCTAGCGGGGGGCATCGCCCTTATGTCGGCCATCGCGTCTAATAGATACCGCACTAAGATCGGACCCCTTGACGTGTGGCCTAACGTCTATCTCATCAACCTAGCATCGTCGGGCTTCGGTAAGGAAACCCCACAGCGCGCACTCGACGAGGTTCTAATGGGCTCCGGGCTTCTCGGATCAAGCACCTATAAATCTGGCAGTTCGATTATCATGGGACTCCCAGAGCAGCCCATGCGTCTCGACATTATCGACGAGTGCTCGATGATTCTTAAGGCTATGGCGGCTCGTGAGGATTACAAGTCCGACATGGTGGACGTGCTTAGCATGCTCTACTCACGTTCAAGCTCCTACTTTCACGGCTTCACCTCAAAAGGCGATGGCAAAAACTTCGGCGCGTGTTGGAACCCATGCGTTAATATCCTGGGCTCGACGACCCCGGCGGGCTTCCGTTCATCCGTTACTAAAGATATGGCTGCCAAGGGGCTGTTGCCTCGCTTCATGATTTTCTGGCAAAAAGACATCGGTACATTCAAAGGCTACCAGGACCCAGATCATGCCGCTTCGATCCTTAAAGAGATCAAACGCCTGTCGGGCGTATACTTAAGCCAAGAGCTAAAGGAAGTCCCGGTGCAACGTAACCTACTCGACCCCTCGACCGACGGGCAGCTTCGTTATGACCCGGAGATGATACCCATGACCGAGGGTGCCCAACGGGCAATCACCTTGCTACAAGAACGCTACTTTAACGAAGGCAAGGAAGATCCTGAAGGGTTCGAGTCGGCCTTCAAGAACCGCTTCGCCCAGCACGTTGGCAAGCTCGCCCTGCTAGACGCGCTTGGCTTAGGCCTGTGCGAGGTCGGCGTCGATTCGGTCGAGTGGGCGCACGAGGTGGTTAAGTGGCAGTGGGAGACCGTTAAGGAGCTTTACGAGCTGGCTAGCGCGGAGAACGACCATGAGAAGAACGTGATGCGCGTGTTCCAGTTCATCAAGGCCGGGGGCGTGGTGAGTAAGTCGGAGATCACGCGTCGCTTCCGAGGGATTTTCACTCAATCGCTTGACGGTATCTTGAAACAGTTAACGGATTCGGATATGGTTGAGCGTGGACTACCATCGGACTCGGAACCGAGTAAGCGTGGTCCTAAAAGGGTACTTTACAAAACAATTTAATTCTTCCGGGAAGAATAGGAAGAATTAAATAAGCCAAGTGGTTGATTCCACTTGGCTTTTTTTTATTCCTTCCCATAGCTAGAGAAAGGGTTCTATATATTAAATAATAAAACATAGAAATTGGATACAATAGTTCTTTTATGAACAATCCCATAGACTTACCTCAATCAATACTTCCTATTCTTCCCACACGCAGTGCGTTACGTTTCGTAAAAGTGCCAAAACTGGCACAGTTATTGCGTTTTTTGCTGTTTGAATCGCCGCGTCATATGTGACGCTGCTCAGCAAATGTTATACTCGTCGCGTTATATTTGTGTGATTATCAATAGATAGCAATACACTTGACACTCAACGCGGCGCAGCGTACTCTACCTCCATGACAATCGACGAAGAAATCGAGATATCCGGCATCACTTACTGGCTCAGGGCCGAGGTTGCCCGCACGACGACTC